GGTCAGATCCTCGCCTCTTGCGTGACGTCGCGGATGTCGAGCCAGCCGGGTCGCACCTGCGTGATTTCGAGCTGCCCGGTGTCGGAGAAGCCGCGCATGGCGCCGACCGTCAGAAGCCCGGAGAACGGCACCGGCGGGCCGTCGGCATCGTCGCCGGCCCCCCAGAGCGGTTGATCGCGCACCGGGCGGCCATTTGCGCCGACGGCGATCGACGAGACCGAGTTGCACCAGATGCGGGCGGTGTGGGAGCGCATGGGCCGGCGCACCACCTGGCGCTCGCTCCCGCTCCTCCGGCAGATCGGCGAGCGCCAGAGCGGTGCGCGCGGCGCCGTCCAGCGGCCGACAATGATGGACGTCGCCGCGCGCGGCAGCGTGATGGCGCCGCCGGTGACGGTGAAGGGGCCTTCGGTATAGCCGTCGGCCACGGCCCAGACGGTGGCGCCCTCGTGCATGGCAAGTCCGGAGACCGTGACGGACGAGGCTTGCGTGATGGTGACGGCTGCGTCGAGGAAGACGGTGGGCGTGAGCTCCTCGAGGAAGAGCTCCTGCGCGCCGTTGACCGTGCGCTCGATGAGGAGCGTGGTCGTTCCGGTGAGGTCGACGGCGACTGATCGCACATAGCCGTCGGTTTCCCAGCGGGTGAAGCCGGTCACGTCCTGGTTGCGCAGGAGGCCGCCGACCACCAGCACGCCGTCGTCGCGAGTGAGGTAGTAGCGATCGGCGTCAAGGTCGGAATTGCCGCGCCGGAGCGCCGCGCCATTGAGGCCGACCATGAGGTGCGAGGCGAGCAGCGAGATGGGCTGTTCGTCGTAGCGCTGCGAGACGTCGGAATAATTCGTCGCCATGACCCGCGAGCGGGTCTTGTCGACATAGAGGATCTGCTGCTCGGTCTCGACGATGGGGATGTTCTGCGCCGCGCCGACGCCCGACGACTTGACGACGGACATGGGCTGCAGGCGGTTGTGCACCGCCGTCGACACGAAGTAATGGCCGCTGTCCGAGAAGATCAGCAGGTGCCGGCCCTCGTGGAAATGCACGATGCGCTCGGCGCCGTCGACGTCGAGATTGAGCACGATGGCCGAGGCGGCGGTTTCGAGCTCGGCATTGAGATCGAAATATTCGCCCGTGCGGCTCTCCACCCAGGCGCCTTCCTTGGACTGGAAGCCGCCCATGAGGAGCCGGTTCTGGAAGTATTTGCCGGTGAGCGGATAGCCGCGCGAGGGGGAGAAGATGGCTTCGCCGCCCCTCTTGCCGCGCCGGGTGCGCGACGTGTTCGCCGCGGCCGCGCCAGAATTGGTGACGCACTTGGCGGTGACGACGAACTGCTCGCCGGCATTGCCGCTGCCTGCGAACTCCACGGCGAGGGTCGCGCCATTGATGGCGTCGCGGGCGACCGTGATGATGATGCCCGGTGCGACGGCGGCGAGCGCCTCTATCAAGCCCTTGAGGGTGGGGATGTCGACGGGCCAATCGGTCTGGCTGGTATAGCCGGCGCCGACGTTCCTGGTGGGCGAGAAGAGGGCCGTGTCCTCGCCGTTGATGGTGACGACAAAGCTTTCGAGGTAGGTGGCGGTCTTGCCGCTGTCCCAGGAGAAATGGATGTTCCAGATCTCGGTGACCGACGAATAGGTGCCGCCGAGATCGACCTCCGGAATGTTCATGAAGGCGACGGAGCCGGAGGACCATTCATGGTCCGAGCCCTGGCGGCGCACCTCGTAGGGCGCGACCTCCTGGTGCCAGAAGATCTCGGAGGCGAGGCGCTGCACCTGTTTGAGGTCAGGGATCTGCGGAGCCGTGTAGGGGTTGGCGGCGGCGCCGACGAAGACGCCATCGCGCCAGATGTCGACATGGCCGGCCGTCACCACGTGGCGATAGACCTGGGCCACCGAGAACGAGAAGGCGAAGTGGCGCGCGACGAGGGTGCGCGTCTCCACCAGGGGCGTGATGGTGGCGGCCGTGATGGTGACGGAGGCGGCCGCGATGAGGCGCACGCGCCGGCCGGTGACCGGCGCGCCGGGGGGGAGGCAGAAGCGCCGGCTGATGGACGCGGTGCCGACGTCGAAGACCAGGGACACGTCCGACCAGGCAAGGCTTGCATCCTGCACCTGCAGCTTCACGCCGTCGGCCACCACGGCCGAGGCCTGGATCGTGATATCGGCCCCGCAGAGCGCGGCATTGGCGCCGAGATCGGCCGTGAGGATGACGGTGCCAGCGGTGATGGCGCCGGTGGGGGCGCCGAGCGTGGTGGTGGCCTGGCGCGTGGCGAGGCGGCCGGCCTTGCCGCGAAACAGCGAGCGCGGCTGAAGGCGGAAGCCGCCCTGGGGCTTCGCCTCCACATTCCGCATGGCGGCGGCCGCGCTGTAATATTGCTTGACGTCGATGCGGCCATGCGCATCCGGCGAGAGCTCGCCGGCGTTCATGCTCTGCTGGATGGGGCCGGGACGGGCGACCATTATTCACCGCTCCACGGCAGGCCGCCATAATGGGCCGCGGTCAGCACGTCACCGTCGCCGGCGGCGTCGAAGCCCGGGTCGGCGTGCAGGTCTGTCTTGATGGCCTGACCGCAGAGGCCGCCGCGCCGATCGGAGCGGGATGGGCCCCAGGCGGCGGCATCGAGGAGCTGGGCGAGATCCGTGTCGTGGCTGCAGGGCACGGCGAGCGCGGCCGCCAGCGCCTTGACGACGAAGGCTTGGAAGGGATCTGGCCATTGCGCCGGCGGCAAGCGCAGGGTGAACTCGGCGAAGACGGTTTCGCGGTCGCAGAAGAGCCGGCGACCCTCCACCTTGAAGTCGCGAAAGGGCGGGGTGCGGTGGTTGCGGTCGAGCGAGACGCGGTGCGGGCCGACGGCGCCATCGGCCGGGAAATTGAAGCCGTAAGTGTAGCCGTTCGCCGGCTGGGGATCCGCCTCCGTGAAGGTGACGCGCTCGAGCTGGCGCGTGCCGATGGCCCAGCGGAACGGATAGGCGGCAAAGCACTCGCCGACCACGCGGGGGTAGATCGACGTGCAGACGTCGGCGAGCTCGGTGTTTTCGTCGAAGGCAGTGATGGAATATTCGCCGATATCGGTGAGCGCCGCGTTGACGACATCCTCATCGGTGGCGATGGCGACGGGCAGGGGCAAGGGGGCACCTCGAGGTGGCGCGAAGCCCCCGCGCCGGCGAAGGCGCGAGGGCGAGGGACGCGGGACAGAAGGGATCAGCCGGCGGTGACCGAGCCCATGCCGATCGTCACGTTGCCGGAGGCCGGCACGGTGAGGACCTTGTGGACCTTGAGGATCGGCGTGCCGGAATTGGCGCAGGTGGTCAGGATCACGTCGCCGACCCGAAGGAGCGCGCGGGCCGAATTGAAATAGCCGGCGGTCTCGATCGTGGCGGCGGCATCGTCCGAGGCATAGAGCCAGAGTGCGCACTGCTGGCTCTGGGGAAGGCCGGCGGTGGAGCCGACCGCCACCATCTTGGAGATGCGGGCGAGAGAAAGCGGAGAGAACGACATGGTGGCCTCCGAGGGCGGTGTCGATGTGAAGGGTCACGCGGGAACGAGAGGCCGGCCGGGCGCGGCTGGCGCGCCCGGCGGCGATCAGGTCAGAGGTTCGAAAGCGAGGAGGGCGCCGTGTTCAGGTAGCTGAGGCGGCGGATGCCTTCGGGCAGGATCGGCTTCGCCGCGGCCATGAAGGTATTGGCGGCGTGGTAGCACTTTTCGCGCGGGATATAGTCGATGCGCGTGGCCATCTTGATCTTGCCCTCGCCGTCGGTCGGCGTGTGGAAGCCCATGGCGTTGCCGAGCCACATGTAACCATCCTTGGCCGAGGCCTGGCCCGAGGTGACGGCGAGGTACTCGTCCGGCATCGGAATGAGGCGCATGCCGAGCCAGACACGGGCGCCGATCGCCTTGAGGAGCGGGCTGTCGTCGCAATAGTCAGCCGAGGAGATCGCCTTGTAGGTCAGCAGCGTCGCCATCTGGTTGAACGTCAGGGCGACGTTGACCATGGGATTGCCCTGAATGCCGCCGGCGCGGATGGCCGCCTGGCCGGCGAGCAGGTTGACGGGCGAGATCGCCCCGGTGCCGTCGCCGATCGTGGTGATGGTGCCGGCGGCCGCGTCCATCGCCTGGAACGGGATCTGGTCGAACTTGCGGCCGATGGCATAGCCGCAGGTCTGCTGCGCCACCTGGATCTCGGCTTCCGACATCTGGTTGAGGTCGGTGACGTTGATGTCCTCGTTCGCCTCGTAGGCCTTGATCTGCGAGACGACGGTGGTGCGGGCGCCGTTGAGGGTCGGGCGCACCTCGATGTTGGTCGACATCTCGGTGGCGTCGCCGCGGCCGGCGATCTTCCAGGTGACTTCCTTGCCGTTCATGCCGGTGGCGGCGGCGAACAGGCCCTTGGTGAGGTAGCCCTCCGACTGGAGGACGTGGGTCGCACCCTTGACGTAGAGGGTTTCGAACCAGGCATAGGCGCGGGTGGCCATGATGATCTCCGAAGGTGATGGATTGTGGTTTCACCGCTCGGGCCGAGTGCCAGGCCGCCTCCGGTCTCAGGGGTCCTGAAAGGGCAGAGGCGGGCGCCGGGTCTATCCCTTTGCGTCCGCCTCCATGATTGTGCGCGTCGCGCGCCCGTTAACTCACACGCGGTCGGGATCACCGTCGCCGTGAAGGCGCTGCGCCATCGCGCGGGTCTCGCGGGCGAAGGCCTCGCTGTAGGTCGGCTTGCCGAACTGGTTGCGCGGATCCGCGATGCGCTTGTCGAGCTCGGCCTCGCTGTCGCCGATCTGCGCGCGACCGCCGACCGCAAGGCCGGCGCCGGCCTGTTGCGATCGGATGGCCTGCACCAGGCGGATCATGTGGCCGCGATCCGAACGGCCCTTGAAGAAGTCGGCCGTGCCCTGGTCGAGCTTGCCCTGGGCGACGAGGGCATCGACATAGCCGATGGCCTCGTTGCGCGCCGCTTCGGCCGCGGCCTTCTGCTCGTTGCCCGTGAGGTCAGGAGCGATGATGGCGCGCTCCTTCTCGGGTGAATAGGGATCGTCGAGCATGCCGCCGCTGACGAGGCCCTCCATGACGTCGCCGAGGAAGCCCTGGAACTGTTTCGAGCCGAGGCCGTGCTTGTGCGCCGCGCCCTGGGCGAGCTTCATCACCGGGTCGGCCTCGAGGTTGGGCAGATAGGGTGCCAGGGCCTCGCTCGGCTGGAAGGCGTAGCCGCCGGCCTCGGACGGGACCTCGCCGAACTTGCCGATGGCCTCGCGGGCGCCGCCATAGGCCTTCCACAGCTTGTCGATCGTCTCTTTCTCGGATGCGCCGTGGAGATGCTCCGGCAGGCCCTCCGGACGGTAGACGGGCGAAGGTCCGCCTCCGCCGAGGGCCTGCCCACCGGCCGGCTCCCCCGAACCGGCAGGTGCTGCGCCCGCCTGAGCAGCGGCGGCGGGGGCGGGCGCGGGGTTACTGGCGCCGGCGGCACCAGCGGCGGCGCCGGCATCGGCACCAGCGCCGGCGCCGTCGTCGGGCGCACGGAAGGGATGGGTGAGAAGTCTTTCGAGGAGGCGCATGGGTCAAGTTCCTTCGCGGTGGGGGGGAGTTTCGCTGCGGCCTTCCGCCACCAGGCACCACATGAGCCAGGTGGTGATGTTGCAGCCTTCGCGGCCGGCGGCGTAGGGCAGGGCCTCGGGCCCGAAGCCGGGCAGGAAGGTGGGCCGCCGCAGCGTGAAGTCGCTCACCAGCTCGAGGAACGGCCGGAGCGAAGGTGTCTCGAAGATGATGGCCGCGGCCCGGGCCGCGTCGCGGCGCTTTTCCGCGTCGATCTCCGCAAAGGCCTTGCCGATCTCGCGCGCGAGGTCGTTGCGCGGGGCCTCGGTGATGCCTTTCCAGCCTTCGCTTTCGAGAATGCTCTCGGCCGGCTGGATCTCGCGGGCGCCCATGGTGGGGGGAATGGCGGCGCTGCCCTCGCTCATGCGGCGCCTCGCATCGGCACGACGTTGCCGCCATCGACTGCAGCCTGGTCGCCGCCGCCGAGGCCCATGGCTTCGGGGTTCTTGATCGCCATCTCGGCCGCGAACTGTGCGGCCTGTGCGGCCGCGGCTTTCTCGTCATAGGCCTTGCGCTCGGCCTCGGTAGTGACGAGGCGCGGCTGCACGCCGATCATCTCGGCGATCTCGGCAATGGCGCTGTCGGGCACCCAGCGGTCCACCTTCTGCCCGAAGGCCGCCACCACCTGGATGAACTGAATGAGCGGCTGGATGTGGTCCGCCTTGAGCGCGGCCGCCAGCGGCGAGGTGACTTCGATGCCGAGGAGGAGCTGGTCGATCTTGATCGGCGTTGCGAGGAGCTTCTGCTCGTAGAGGATCTCGGCGACCGCCGGGATGAGGATCGGGATGATTTCCGAGATGAGCCGGCCGAAGGCGCCCATATAGGCCTGCTTGACCTTCTGGATGTGCAGCAGGATCTCCTCGGCCGAAACCGGCGTCTTGCCCTTGCCGGGGGTCGGATCGTCGTGGAGGAGGCGCTGGATGATGGCGCGCAGGTCCGGAATGACGATCTGCGCCGTGTCGAGACCGCCGCGGGCGGGATTGTCGAGACGGGCGACGTCCGGCCCCATCATGCCGCCGGTGGCATTGACGGGCCAGAAGGCGCCCGGCCGCATCCGGTGGATCTCCGGATTGAAGGCGCCGCCGGGCCGATAGCCCCACAGGCCGAGGAGCGAGATGGCCGCATTGCGCAGCGTCATCTCCTGAACCTTGTTGAGCACCTTGATGGTCGGCAGAGCCAGCATGATCGGCCCGCGGCCATAGGCTTCGCCGGGGACCACGTGGTAACGCGCCGCGACGAAGGGCTGGGCCTTGCGCCACCAGGTGCGCAGCGGCGTGTTGTCGCCCTGGTCGAGACGAGCGAGGCACAGCCACCGGCCGTCGGGCTGGCGGACGAATTCCTGATAGAGGGAGGCCGTCTGGTCGAGGCCTTCCTCGCCCTCGGGCATGAAGTTCTGCGGCCAGGTCGCGCCGGGGAACTCGTTCTTAAGGTCGCGCTTGGTCCAGTCGCGCTGCCACGACATGGCATTGACGCGGCCATAGACGTCGCAGGTGAGCGCCACCTCGTCGGCCGGGATGCAGAAGAACCGGACGGGGTTCTGCGCATCGCCCCTGACCGGCAGGAGGATGCCCGTGGAGGCGAAGAGATCGAGGCACATTTCCGAGACGGCAAGGTCGAACTCGCCGGTCTGGAAATAGGGCACGATCTGGTCGGTGAGGTTCTGCAGCTCGCGCTTCAGCGGCTGCACGTCGTTGTCGTTGGCGAGCTTGATGAGCTTCTTCGCCAGGGCGCCGGGCGTGAGGCGAAACCACGAGGATCCGGACGGGAAGATGTCTTCCTTGAGCTGGCCGGCACCTCGGAAGGTGCTGTCGATCGCTGTGCTGTCGAAGATGCGGTCGACGCGCGGATCGTGCCCGTAATTCTTGGTGGGGCGCCGATAGGGGATGGCGAAGTCCTGCGCCTCGCGGACATAGGTCTGCCAGACGTTCTTCTCCGCCCACGCCTTCGTCATGCGGGAGCGGTGTGCCGTCCAGTCGATGGCGGCCGCCATGTCAGGCGACCTTCGCGGCGAGATCCGAGCCGCCGGTCGGCCCGTCGAGGAGAAGGCGCTGGCCGCGCGGGCTCTTGATGACGGCGCCGGCCTGGCGGTCGAGGCGGGCCTGCTCTTCCTGCTGCAGGCTGGTCTGTCGTGCCGAGGCGACGGCGGCCTGGTTGGCGGCCTCGTCGGCGGCGCGCTTGGCGCTGTTGTTGCCACCGAAGAGAGGGTGGAGATCACCTGCGTCATGGCATCCTCACATAGAGCTCGAGCCCCTGGCGCGCCTCGCGGAACGTGAAGCCGGCGAGCCGGGCGAGCTTGGCGCCCGGCAGGTGACCGGCCTTCACGACGCCGAGGAGCGCCACGGTGCCATTCTGGTGCCAGTGGTCGAGGGTTAAGCGGGCGAGCCTCGCGCATGCGCGCATGCGTCCCCGCGGGCGCGCGAGGCCCTCGATTCCCGCACAGGAGATCTCGAGGGTGGAAAGCCCCTCGAGCACCAGGTCCGTCGGATAGGCCGTCATGACCGCGACGAGGCGCGAGGATCCATCAGGACTTGCCTCCTCGAAGCCGACCGAGGCCGAGTGGGCGAGCTGCAGCGCGGCGCGGCGGGCGATCGTCGGTTTGCCGCGCACGGCCTGGGCGAGGAGGGCCCGCGCCTCGAAGGGATCGGCCGGCGAGACGAGGCGGATCATATGTCGAGGGGGTTCCAGTGGGAGGCGGCGGGCTGAGCCTCGTGGCGGCCGAGCGCCACCACGTTGGATCCGCGCGAGCCGCTCGCGATCGTGTTGAGGAGGCCCGTGAGGCCGAAGACGCCGAGCACGCCATATTGCGCGGCCTCGGCGATGTTGGCCCATTTGTTCTTCACCGGCCGCGGATCGAAGGTGCCGTCGTGGCGCTTGCCGAACTTGAAGCCGCCGTTGAGCGCCTTGACGAGGCCCGGGCAGCGCACGGGACAGACGACGAGGCGCGGGATCTTCGCCGAGATATGCCGGCGCATGGGCACGCCGAGCGCCTCGAGGCGCGGTGTCCATTCCTGTGTCGGCGCCGGGTCGATCCGGCGGCCGATCGCCTTGCTGATGATCTCGAACCACGCCTCCGTGCCATAGATCTTGTCGCCGCCGAGGAAGCCCGCGGGGTCGCCGGTGAAGACGCCGGGCGGCAGGCCGTGGAGGTCAACGCCGAGGACGGGGATGAGCTGGTCGAGGAAGCGCTCGGCGCCCGTGCCGGGATCCGTCACCACCTCGGCCACGAAGCGGATTTGGCCGTTCGCGGCCACCTGGAAGCCGGCCATAGCCGGCTGGCCTGCGCCGCCGGACTGGCCGCCCTGGTCGAAACCGAGATTTATCGGCACGCCGGGCATCAGGTCGAGCATCTGCGGGGCGACGTGGAACTGATCGTCGAAGTCCTCGTCATAGACCGGCAGGCCGTCCTTCACGCGGCCGGGCTTGCCCTCCACCATGCGCCGGGCGTCGTCGCGCGGCATGGTGCGCATTTCGAGCTCGTAATCGGCGCGGCTCTTGCCCTTGCGGTTCTCGGCCTGGTCGGAGAGGCCGGAGGGCTGGCGGAAGAAATTGACCGTGCGCTCGTCCTTCGTGGGGTCGAAGTTTTCGTTGAAGGATCCGCGATCGGCGGCGACCAGCAGCGGGTGATCCGGCGGCGGCGGGTTCATGTCCACCATCATCACGCGCGGCCTGATCGCGCCCTCCGGAAGGGCGCGCAGCGACGGGAAACGGGCGGTGCGCGAGAAGAAGAACGGGATGGACGCCGGCGGCAGCGTGTCGGCCTCGGTGGCCCATGCCCAGCTGGTCTCGTAGGATTTGAACAGGGCCTCATAGTTGACGTCGGCGATGGCGAAGAAGTCGACCTGCAGGTCGAGCTTCACCTCGCGCCGGATCCCGTCGACGAGGCGCACCGTGCGTAGCTTGAGCCGGTGGCACCCGGGGCGGTCCTGGCCGCCGGAGAAGTCCGGATGCAGCGTGGTCGGAAACCAGTCGAACCACGTTTGCAGGGTCGAGCGGTAGAGCGAGCGGTAATTGTCGCGGACGACGGTGCCTTTGACGCGGATCGTGCCGTCGGTGCAGATCGGCATCTGGGCGAGAGAGAAGCGCACGCCCTTCATGCAGCTGGCCACCGTCTTGCCGGAGCCGCCGGGGCCCATGATGACGTCGATCGGGCCCTGGCTGCGGATATACTCCGCGCCGCGCGGGCCCGGTGGCTCGTAGGTCGAGATGGAAAAGCGGGCGTTGTCGCCCATGCGGAAGTCGCCGCCGCCGCCATAGCCGTCGTTGATCAGCGCCTCGATCTGGCGGGTGGAGAGCTGCGGGCCGAAGGACAGATCGTCGGACATTAGTGATGCTCCGGGTTTCGGCTGTAGGGCCAGACGACCTGCATGCCGCGGACGCGCAATTGCGCCATAGCGGTCTTCGCGAGGGCCTTGCATCGACAGTCCGGCTTGTTCGATGGCGTACAGAAGCCGTCCGTCAGATGCATGCTGCAGAAGGTGTCAGCGATGGCCTCGGCGGCCCGCTCGTACACATCGGGGTGTGTCTTGGCCTTGTCGCTCATGCGCGGCCCCCGATCCCTCGCGCCCGCGCCCGCGAGGGCGAGCGCGCCCCGCGACCCGTCAACCCGCCGAGGTCTCGCCCGATCCCGAGCCCGAGCTCAAACCCGGATCGGCGGTGAGTGTGCCAGGGCACCCCCCGGGGGAGGGGGGTAATTGGCCATTTTCCGAGGTCGTTTGCCGGCAGACGATCCCCGGCCGAACGAGGGGGGGAGGGGGTCGCGGTCGCCTCGGCCGCGGCCGCCGGAACCTCCGAGGCGCCGGCGACGAGGTGGCGCACGTGATTTTCAATCATGTTCCCTCGCACAGAAATCGTCAGTGATATCAATGACATCAGCGTCTATCGCATCGCCCTCGCCGTGCGAGGCATCGCCGGCCGATCCCGCCGCGCGCTCGATAACCCGTTGAACCTGCTGCGCTTTCTCCGGGCTGTCGGCAATCACCACCATCACGCGCGGCGCCTCGCGCTCGGGCTCCTTCACCTTCGGCATCTCCTGATGGAAGTAGGGCAGCAGCTGGCCGCGCGCCTTGCCCTGTTCGGCGAGCACCGCCAGCGCCTCGCCGAACGTCACGTCCTCCACCTTCTTCTTCGCCAGGGCGGCCGCGATCTCGCGCGGATCGCCCGACACCAGCGCCGCCGCCTGTTCCAGAGGGTCGCGATAGCCGCGGGCGAGGAGCAGCTCGCGGATCCGCGACGTCGTGCGGTTGGGCGATCCGGGCGGCCGCCCGGGCCCGCGTGGCCGAGGCGGCTTGATCGCCTGCCCCCCGAACGCGTCCACCTCGTCGCCGAACGCCAGAAGGTCCGCCTGGGCGGCCGCCTCGGGGGAAATCGCCGTGGGTGCGCCATGTTCGTCCCGGGAAACCGGGCCCGGCAGACCAGGCGAGGCGGGGCGATCGGTGCTCACCGGATTTCCCCCGAATATTCAATTGCTTGGCCGGCCGGAGCCATGCGGCAGGCGCAAGGCGGGAGACGGCATAACCCGCCCATAACTTCCTGATAACCGAGATTGTCCAATCTATTCATATACTTAAGTCATCCGGTTATGTGGTTATGCGGTTATTCGCCATTCCCTCACACGCGCGCTTGTGCGCATACATCGCGCACGTCACGCGCGCGCGAAGCGCCCTAACCCACTAACTCCGCACCCAACCCGTTGATGTCATTGGCGATTTCCGATTATTGCCCGGTTATGAGCCGGTTAGCGGCATAACCGCTGGCGGGGGGCAGGCCGGCACCCTTGCATTTGCGCACGAAACGCCGCGCGTTAACTCCCCGCGCCGGCCTTGGCCGGCCGCGATCGTGGCCGGCCGAAGGCACAGAGGCGCGGGTCCGTCTTGAGACCAGACGGGCCGGGGATGGGAAGAAACCTCGGCCCGACGGGTGCGGGCCGAGGCAAGAGGGGCGCGGGGCCCCGTGGTTGGATCAGGTCAGGAGACGACGATGCCAGGACGGGTGAGGGGTCCGTCAGGAACGATCGTGAACTGCTTCTGCAGGTTGGCCTCTTGCCCCATGATGGCGAGGCGCGAGGCCGGCAGGTTGGGGCCCTGCAGGATCAGCCGCACATAGCCCTCGCACTGGCCGGAACCCACGATCTTCACCGCCGAGGGCAGGGCGAACATGGCCGCCTGCAGCATCTCCGGCGGCACATCCATGGTGGCCCGGCGCAACAGGGCGGCCGGCTTCCCATTTGTCTCGCTCATCAGTCCATCCCTATCGCTTGCTTGTAGAGCTCGAGGATCGCCTCCTGCTCCATGCGCTGGTCGCGGTCCATGCGCAGGAGGCGGATGATCTGCCGCAGGATCTTCACGTCGAAGCCGTTGGCCTTGGCCTCGGCATAGACGTCACGGCAATCATCGTTGAGGGCCTTGACCTCCTCGTGGAGGCGCTGGATCCGCTCGATGAAGGCTTTCAGCTGGTCGGCGGCGACCGATTGGGTGTCAACCATGGCCGGCCGCCCGGTCGAGCCGCTCGATCTCGGCAACGATCAGGGCGCCGGCGCGCACCAGGTCCCGGCGGCGGTCCTTTGGCTTCCACCATGATAGGTGCCAGGGCCAATCCCGGCTGGGAGGAGAACTGGGGTGGATGGCATTCACCCTCTCTTCCGTCATCAGACCGGAGCCTATGATGCGGGACGCCGCGCAAGCGCTCGTCGCATATAATGCGGCGGCGAGCGCCATTTCTCCAAGACGATGGCGGTCATCGTGCTCGGGCGTCCAGCCTTCGACTTCCTCCTGCCGGCGGCGCTCGGCCGCGATATCTTCAATGGCACCCATGCTCACTCTCCCTTCGTCTTCGCCTCGGCTTCCAAGGCGTCCAGATCCACCATCAGGCTCGGCGCGGTGCGGCCGTTCACCTTGATGTTCTGCCAGTTGCCCTTGCCGTGGATCACCACGGCCTCGGGCGCCTGCTTGAGGGCGATCGTCCAGCCGCCGCCCTGGTATTTCGTGCCGGCGAACACCTTGGCCGGGCCAATCTCGGCGTTCATCGGCACAGCGAGGAACACCTTGCGCAGCTCGCGGCCGCTCTCGGTCTGCCAGAGCTCCTCGCGCACCGAGAGGCCGACCAGGCGAAGCCGGGCCTGCGCATCGGCCTTGGTCATGTGCCCGTCGGCGGCGGGGTCGAGGGCGAAGCGTTCCAGCACGTCGCCCACGGTCGGCTTCTGCCCGTCGCGCCAGGCCTCGATCGTGAAGGCGAACAGCCGGTCGATGCATTCCGACCAGTTGGCGCGCTGCTCGGCGCGCTCGGAGACGGTCTGTTCGGCCACCCAGCGGCCGAGCCTGTCGGGTTCCGCGATCGGGATCCCGTGCTCCTCGAGGGCCTCGGGGCCGAGCATCAGCTCGGCGAGGGCGAGGAGCACGCCATAGGTCATCTGCGCGCGGTCGTTCATGTCGGCCGAGCGCAGCGCGCCGCGCCAGGCTTCGAACGTGCGGTGAAAGTTCGGCCATGCGTCCATCAGGGCGCGCAACAGCCGCCGGCCGTCATGGTCGCCCTGGATCACCGGCTCCTTACCGCTCTTCGCCCTGTCCAGCGCCTTGAGGCTGATGAGCGCCATGCGGCTCTTGTCGGCCACCGTCATCGGCGGCGGGTTGATGGCGGAAAACCAGAAGGTCGAGCGCAAAGTGTAGCTGGTCGGCTCGCCGCCGGCGCCGCCGCGCCCGCCCGTGTCGCCCGAGGCCGCGATGCGCGCGAGGTCAAGGATGGCCGTGGCGCGCCGGTTGTCCTCGGCGCCCTCGAGCTCGTCGATCGCCACCGCGAGGCTCTGGTGGCCCATGGTCTGGCGGATGTTCGCTTCCGTCGCATTGGCGCGGTTCATCATCGCCTTGCCGATGACGGCGCCGATCAGGTTGCGCAGCGTCGTCTTGCCGGTGCCGCGGTCGCCGGCGACGAAGATGAACGGCCGCCAGGGCAGGGCGCCGCCGAGGAAGGCCGCGCCCATCCAGCCGAGCACCAGCACGGGGTCGAGCACCGGCCGCGTATAGTTCCAGCCTTTCAGATGGCCGAACAGGTCGCCGGCCGGGCTCTGGTCGATCGGCACCGGCTCGCGCCAGGGCGTCAGGATCGGCGCCGCGCCGGGATAGACCACGCCGTCGATCTGCGCCGGCCCCGTGCGCTCGATCTTGCCGTGCCGCACCCGGAAGATGGCATCGCCCGCATGCCAGACGATCTCGCCCTGGCCGGGCAGCACGGCGGCCGGGCCCGTGGTCCATGCGCCGCGGCCGCGCACGGCTTCCGACACTTCCACCTGGCCGCGCTCGGCGCAGGCATGCATCAGGCACTGGATGGCGTCGTCGACATCCATGCCGTTGATGATCCAATCGGTGCGCTTGCCCTTCGGCGGCGAGACGCGGGCCCAATGGTGGATAGGATAGTTCGGGGTCGCGGCGAACAGATCCAAGAGGATCTTCTTGCTCCACTCGGTGCGCTTCACCCGGTTGAGCTTCTGCATGCTGTCCATGAACACGTAATATTCATCGGCGACCCCGAGCGGGATCACCGGACAGTTCGGCGGCATGCGGTCGGCCGGCGCGCCCGGCCACTGGTTGGCCCGATAGCCCCAGCCTTCGGGCGCCGGCCTGTCGTCGCCGGGCAGGGGATCGTGGCGCTTCTCCCGCGTCTCGCGCTCCTCGAGCGCGTCCTGGAAGCTGGCGCGAATGGCGGCCTTGCCCTTGGCGGTCATGATCGGCGGAAAGCCCGGAATGAGGGTGCGGAAGGGGACCCGGCGGCACATCCTGCGCCGCCGGGAGGCATCGGGTCGGAGGGGTGAAGTCGGGCCCCGATGCTTTGGGAAATCAGGCCTTGCCGCGCTTGGCCTTCACCGGCGCCGCGTCGCCGGCGGCCGCTTCGGCCGGGGCGTCTCCGGCCGGCTCTCCGCCAGCCGGGACATCAGGTGCATCTTCTTCTGCCACAGGGGGCGGTGCCACCGGGTCTCCCGCAGGCTCAGCGGTGGCACCGGTCGTTCCTCCATCAGCCGAAGCGGGTTCGGCGCCACCAGCGCTCGCGTCCGCAGCGGCGTCGTTTCCGACATCGGCACCCATCGGCGCGGGATCAGCGCCCGCACCATCTGCTGCCGGCGCCGGCTCTGCCAGCTGCTCGGCCACGAGGCTTGCGTCCGCAGCAGCGTCCGATGATTGTGCACCCAGAGCGGCCGGTTCTGCGGCCGGTTCCACAGTCTCGCGCGCATGTTCGCCTCCCAGATTGACCATCACCGGAGCGTCGTCGATCCGGTCCATGATGCTGCCGCCGCGGTCGAGGATCGTGTCGCTCACCGGCACCAGGCGCGGCGGCTCCGGCTGGGCCGCGGCCGCAGCGGCGGCCTCGCGGGCGGCCTCCTCGGCGAGGATCTTGTCGGCATGGAGCAGCACCAGGCGGAAGAGCTCGAGCTCGAGGCGCCGAGAGCGCGGCAGGGCGAGCCAGTCGTCTGGGCCGTAACCGTCCTGTTGGATGTTCTGGCCGTGGAGATAGCGATAGAGGCTCTCGGCGCCAGCTTCCGGGTTCTGGCGCACGAAGGTGGCCATCAGGTCGATGACGACGTCGGCGAATTCATCGGGCACATCGTCGCGCCACGGCTGGGGCGTGGTCGAGGCCACCGTCAAAGCAAGCTGCAGGGCAAAGTCGTCCATCGTCGTCACCTCAGTGTATCGTTGAAGTCGTCGCCCCATGGCGGGGCGAAAGGCACGACGTCGAAGCCCTTGGCGGTCAGGCGGCGGATGCGGGGATCGAACGGCAGTTCACCGATATTGCCGAGGTCGAGCGCCGCCCAGACGCGCTCCTCCGGCAGCGCCAGGGCGACCGACAGCATGGTCTCGATGCCCTCGCCGATGACGAGATCCTCGGCCGTGTCCGGCGTCAGGTCGCGGAACGGCAATCCGGCCTTGCCGCGCGTCAGCCTGACGGCGCCGTGTTTCTTGGTGCCGAGCATGATCTTCGCCGCCAGCAGCGGCGCCTTGGCCGTGCCGTCGCGGGTGAGGAAGGTGGCATGGGCCCCGCTCACCTCGCCGGAAAGCTGGCGGATCGGCGCAACCATGGCTGGCCCGCGCCAGCTGCCGCGCTCGCCTTCGGGCCACGGGCCCCAATAGAAGAGGTCGACGGCCTGGCGGAGATCCCGCTCCGAGTTGACGAGGGCGGCGAGGTCGATGCGCCGGCCCTTGAGATAGATGTCGACCAGGCCGTCGCGGGCGAGCGGCGTGGCGCGCTGCCAGATCTCGGCGCCCCGGCGCTGGCGATCGGCGATCCGCCGGGCCTCCTCCTCGTCGCGGGCCTTGCGGCGGGCCTCGGCCTCGGCCGAGAGGCGGCGCGCCGGCGCCATGCCGGTGAGGCCGAGCCAGTCCTTGGCCCAGGTGATCGCCTCGCCCACGGTCGAGCGCCGGCAATAGGCGATCAGGTCGATGACGTCGCCCTTCTCCTTGTCGTCGAATTCCTTCCACGCGCCGTTGCGCCAGATGGTGAAACTGGTCTTGCCATCCTTGACGCGCGTCGGGTTCGGCCCCTGCCAGTAGCCGCCATGCCAGCGGCCGCCGGGGCAAAGCTGGTCGACCAGCTCGCGGATCCGGGCGACCAGCTGTTCCTTGATAGCGGAGACGGGCAGGCGGTCGGTCACGTCACGGCCTCCGCGACGAGAAGTTCGGCGCGGGCACCGCGGCGCGCGCCTTGGCGCTCAGGTCTTCCTTCGGAGGCGCCGGCGCCGGCAGGGCCTTCGGTTTGAAGGCGTCTTCGATCTCCACGACGATCGTTCGCGCCTCGCGGTCGACATAGAATTCGGGGTCGATCGCCTCGTCGCTCTTGTGCACGGTCGGCGGCAACGGGCAGCGCAGCAGCCGGCGGTCGCCGCGCGTCGGCTGGATCGGCTCATAGCGGCCGAGATCCCGCGCCTGGATCCGGAACTGCCGCCGCTTCTGGCTGAACGCGATGTCGAACCGGGGGCCGGCGATCTCCTCGAGGATCTCCGGCGCGAAGTTGAACTGCACCCGCTCGGCGCCGCGCAGCGCCACGATCGTCACCACCAGCTGGGCCCGCACCTTGAGCGAGGGCCGCGCCGGCAGGATCTCCACGAAGTCGTCAGCCTCGGTCATGAACGGCCTCCCGCTCCTGCCGCACCTGCGCGGCCGCGAGGCCGATCTCGGCGACGGCCGCCGCCAGGGCGGCGAGGCTGAGGGGGTCGGTGATGGTGCGCTTGTCGCCGTCGATCACCGCATGGGCGATCGCCAAGGCCTCAGCGAAGTCGATGGGCTCGAAGGCGATGCTTTCCACGCCGCCGCTGCGCTTCATCAGCGTGACGCGCCCCTGCACGTCGCGCACCAGCCACCGGCCGTCGGGCTTGGTCTGGTCGGGCGCGATCCACGGCTGCGAGCCGAGGAGGATGTGGAAGGTCTTGGCCTCGCTCATGGCGTCATGCTCCTAAGCGTCGAGAGGATGCCGGCGGTCACCAGCATGGCGATCAGGCCGCAGGTGAAGGCCTCGGCGCGCAGCGTTCCCGCCGGCGGGCGCACGGTCATGAACAGGCACGCCGCCGAGAGGGCGCCGGTGCCGCCGGCGGTGGCGACGAGGATGAGGAAGGGCAGGGCGCTCATGGGTCAGGCCCGGCCGTGGTCGGCAGCGCGCCCGATAAACTGCTCGACGCGATCCGGCGCGGAGATATCGGTCATGGCGACCTTGAGCATCCAGAGGGTCACCCGCGGGATTAGGTCTTCCCGAACATTCGAGGTCGCCGCGCAATTCATCGCCAAGGCGCGGAGAATCCGCGGCATCATGGCAACGACGTCCTCGTTGCGAACGAGGCCGAGGTCGCACTCGTCCGCCATCGCGCGGTGCAGCTCGAAGGTGACGCGCTGCTGCACACGGTTCAGCCAATGGTCATCCTCGCCGGAGGGGCGCGGCAGCTGCGCGAGAACGCGCTCCACTTCATCTCTAAATGGCGTCAGGCTCGGCTTGCTCATGGGTCACGTCC